CCTCTGTGGTCAAGAACGTGCTCAACAAGGTGCTGCTCCAGGCGTACAACGTGCGCCCTCGCTGGTGGGCGCCCATCGCCTACGAGGAGGACTTCGGCTCCCTCAACCAGATCACCTGGATGAAGACCGGCGGCATCGGCTCGTTGCCCACCGTGAGCGAGGGCGCGGCGTACACGGAACTGGACTGGTCCGACGCCGAGGAGACGGCGGATTTCATCAAGAAGGGAGGTTACATCGGCATCACCCTGGAGATGATGGACCGGGACGACGTAGGGGCGGTGAAGCGTATCCCCAGAGAGCTGGGTAACGCGGCCTGGAGGACTCTATCCAGCCTGGTCTCGGCCATCTTCACCGACAACAGCGGCACCGGCCCCGTCATGGCCGATACGTACAACGTGTTCGACGCCACCCATCACGGCGACCTGCGCACCACGGCGCTGTCTGCCGAGGAGTGGGACGCGGTGATCCAGGCGGTGTACCAGCAGACGGAGCCGGGGTCCAGTGCGCCCCTGGCTATCCGGCCGCAGTACTGCCTCGTGCCCATCGAGCTGGAGCGGACGGCGCTATCCATCCTGGAGCAGCCCTGGTCCGTGGAGGCCACCTATCACTACCTGGAACCCCGGTACCAATCGGGCCGCGTCATCGTGGTCCCCGAGTGGACCGACGCCAATGATTGGGCGGCGCTGTGCGATCCCAACGACTGCCCCGGGCTCTGCATAGGCTATCGGTATGGGCGAGAGCCCGAGTTGTTCGTGGCCGACGACCAGGCGGTGGGGTCGATGTTCACCAACGACGAGATGCGGATCAAGTGCCGGTTTTTCGTGGCGGTGGGTGTGGCGGACTACCGGCCGCTGCACAAGAGCAATGTGGCGTAACGCGTCCTTCGATACGCCCTTCGCTGCGCTCAGGGCTACTCAGGATGCAGCAAACGGGGCGAATGACGCGTGCTTTGATACGGTCCCTCACTGCGTTCGGCACCTACTCAACAGGAGGCGCCCACAAGGGGCTAAGCTACGCGGAACCGGTGCCCTGCCCTGCTCGAAGGGTGGGCCCTGGATTGGAACTGGGTTATGTAAAGGCGAGCGCAAGACTTGCATAGCTTGCGGAGGTGATGCCGAGCTGGCGCTCGGCGGTCCCGGAAGGAAGGAGGACGTGTGATGGTTACTGAGCAGTGGATTATGGGTGCGGTGGCTGCGGCGTTTGCCCTGGTGTTGGAGCTGGTGCCGTGGGCACGACGCCGGTGGGAGACGCTTAGTTGGGAGGCCAAGCGGTTCGCCTGGCTGGTTGGGTGCGTGCTGGTGGGGACGCTGCCCTTCGTCCTGGGCTGTCTGGCAGGGCGGCTGGGGATCGAGGTAGGTTCGGCTTCGCTGGTGGGTTCGTGCACGGTGGAAACTCTGGCCACGGGGATGCAGGTGGGGTTTCTGGCCTATTTCGCTTCTCAGGCGGTGCACGGAGTGGCCCACGGGGTGCAGCAGTGGACAGGAGGGGAGAGCAGTGGCTAACGAAGTGATGAGGGTCCTTTCTTTCACCGTTGAGGCCCAGGATGACGCGGACGTGGTCATCGAGTTTGAGGCATTGGAGGCCATGACCATCGTGGGGGTCAGCCTGTGCGCCGAGGCCTTCACCGGAAGCCCCACCGGGTTCAACGTCGATATCCAGGACGACGGAACGGACGTGGTGACCGCGGTGGCTGCGAACACGGCCGGGACCCCTGGCACCTGGAAGAGCGTGCACATGGGTGGCAGCAACGCGCCGGTCCACGTGTCTGCTGGCAGCTCAGTGGAGGTGGACGTGAACCTCTCCGGCGGGACCAGTCCCACGGCCGATTTCACCCTGGTCATCTGGTACCTGGGTGGGGCTCAAGGCTAGTTGAGAACTGAGATCAGGCGCGGGCGACACGCCGCGAGGCTGTCACCTGGCGAAGGGCGGGGCAGGTGCTTGGTTCTGCCCCGCCCCGCCGACGGGCACAGGGCCGTGGGGACCGAACATACGGGCACAAGGCCCCAGGCTACGGGGTTAAGGGATTGGGGATGGAGTTCTATAAGGGCGTAGTTCGGTCATACGACGAGACGACTCACACGGCCAACGTGCTGCTGGTGGGATCGATGTCGAGGGTGCTGATGGCCATGCCGGTCTCCCACCAGATCGGCTCCGAGCTGATGGAGGAGGGTAGAGACTGCGGCGTGCTATTCTTCGCCGACGGCGCCACGGGGGTCGTTTTGTGCACCTTCGACGGCGCCCCCGGGCCCTGGGTTCGTCCCGAGGATCTGACTTTCAGCCCGGCGACCCCGGAGTTCGGCATGCTGTCAAGCTCTGCAGACCAGGACCTGACCAATAGCTGGGCCACGTACCAGAGCCTGAGCCAGCAGGTGGTGGTGCCCAACGGGAAGACCATCTCGGCGCTGGTGGTGGGGACCGCGGAGTTCGAGTGCACGTCGTTCACGAGCTGGAATCTGGACACGACGAGGGTCTGGCGTGGTGGCACGGGAACTGGCACCGGGGTGAGTAGCGCCCACGCCCTACGGACCAACGCCGCCAACGATCGGGGCACCGTGACAGTGGTGGGTGCGGAGAAGATCACAGCGACGGCGACGTACACTCTGGGGGTGTACAAGGCTCTGGACCGCAACACAGAGGTCTGTCATCGAGGGAGTTTGGTGGTGGCCTGGTGGGAGGATACATAGGCGGGCACAAGGCCCTAGGCTACGGGTGGGGTAGTGGGAGGATACCTGGGCGCCCGCACGATGGGCACAAGACGGGCACAAGGCCCTAGGCTACGGGGGGAGTGATAGGGAGTGAGCACGCTTAGCGAAGTGAGGGACCTGGTAGAGCAAGACTTGGATGATGCCGGCAACGCCATCTGGTCGACGTCAGACATCGACCGGGCCATCAAGAAGGCGCTGGTGGAGTACTCCCGGATTTGTCCGCAAGAGGCCGTGGCCACGATCACTCTGGAGGCGGACGGCCGGGAGATCTCCACCTCCGCTCTGACCGGGATGACCAGCATCGTGAGAGTCTGGTGTCCCTACACGTCGGCTGACCCGGAGGACCCCCCGCAATGGCGGCGCTGGGAGTTGTGGGGCCCCACACTGATGATCCTGGACGGCGCTACCCCTGCGTCCGGCGAGGCGGTCCGCATCTACTATCACCAACAGCACACCATCGACGGCCTGGATGGGGAATCGACGACCACGGTCCCCACGGAGGACGAGGAGGTGATCGTGCTGGGTGCGGCGGCCTACGCCGCTCTTCAGCAGGCGCGGGGCGCGGTGGGAGAGGCCGGCGTCTCCACAGAGACCCCGGAGCATTGGCTCATCTGGGGCCAGAGGCGCTGGGACGACTTCTGCACGGCCCTCAGCGGAGTGCGTTTGAGGGGCTTGAGGAGGCTGGACAAGCGAGTGCCTCTGTACATTGATGGCTGGAGAGACGAAGGTAAACGTGGTGGCATTTGACGCAGCAGCGCTCGAGTTGAGGCCGCTGCAATGGGCCGTCAGGCACTTTCTTTCAGACATCCGTCTCTTCTCCAAACTGGTGGTGGGACGCCCGCTGCGGGCTTATCAACTGGAGCCAGCAGAGGCCGTTCTAGACTCGGTGCTGCATGGGAGGGGGATGTCCTTCGCGGTGGTCTTCTCCCGCCAGGCGGGCAAGAACGAGCTCAGCGCCCAACTGGAGGCCTACCTGCTCAATCTCTTCAGGCGCAGGGGAGGCTCCATCGTCAAGGCCGCCCCCACCTACAAGCCCCAGTTGATCACCTCCAAGCTGAGGCTGGAGGAGGCTCTGGACAACCCCTGGAACCGCTCGCACGTGAAAACCAGGCAGGGTTACATGGTCTTTCTGGACCGGGCGGCCTGCGTGTTCCTCTCCGCCGAGCCATCTACCCACGTGGTGGGGGCCACGGCCAGCATTCTGCTGGAGTGCGATGAGGCCCAGGACGTCAGGGAAAAGAAATGGGACGTCGAGTTCACTCCCATGGCCGCCTCCACCAACGCCACCAGGGTCTACTATGGCACGGTGTGGACCTCCAAAACCATGCTCGCCAGGGTAATGCGGGAGCTCCGCCGGGAAGAGCAGGCAGATGGACGGCGGCGCGTGTTTTTGGTCCCCTGGCAGGAGGTGACCAAGGAGGTACCGGCCTATGGACAGTACGTACGCCAGGAGATCACCAGGAAGGGGCGCCACCACCCCCTAATCAAGACCCAGTACTACCTGGAGGAGGTCGACGCCGAAGGGCGCATGTTCGACGACCGCCGTCAGGCCCTGATGTTGGGTGCTCACCGACGGCTCCGCAGTCCGCAAGGGGACAAGGTCTATGCAGCAACCCTGGACCTGGCCGGCGAGGACGAGGAAAAGACCGGGGATGAGCTACGCACGACCAAGCCCCGCAAGGACTCCACGGTGGCCACCATCTTCGAGGTGGATCTGTCCACGTTGAGAGATCCCCTGCTGGCGGCCCCCTCTTACAGGGTGGTGGACGTCTTCTCGGACACGGGAACCAGGCACACTCTGCTGTACGGCAAGCTGCGCGCCTACTTCGAGAGTTGGTCGGTGAGATACATCGTGGCCGACGCCTCCGGGGTAGGAGCGGGCCTGGTCTCGTTCCTCTCCTCGAAGCAGGCCTTCGGCTCCAGGGTCATCCCCTTTCAGTTCTCGCCGCCCAAGAGGAAAAGCGACCTGGGTTGGGACTTCCTCACCGTTGTGGAAACCGGGCGGTTCAAGATGTTCCGTGATGACGGATCAGAGGACTGGAGGGAGTTCTGGC